CCCCTCCTTGGGGTCTATGCCGTAGTTGCCACGCCCGTATAGACCGCTGCCGTAGCCGGCCACGAACTACGCCAACGTGATGTCGAGATCGCCCGCCGGCACCCGGAACACATCGCCCGAGGCGATGGCCTTGCTCGCCGTCAGGTTCCCATACGCGAGCAGGTTCCCGCTCGTGAGCTGGTCGAACACGCCCACCGCCACAATGGTCCCCCACGACCCGGTGGCCGTCGGGAACTCGATGGCGCTCGTGTTCGATGCCGTGTCGTTCGTGACCGTAAATGCCACCGTCTGGCGCGCGTATCCGCTGCCGCTCAACTCCGTGCCGCCGCCCGTATCCGTCGGCGCGGTCGTGTAGAGCGCCAGGTACAGCGTCGTCGGCGCCGTGTAGGCGGTGCCGCCGAACACGTGCAGCATCACCTTGTTCTCGAGATAGTCGGAGAATGAACTCACGGGATCGCCCTCGTCGGTTTTACTGTCATGGCCATGCGGCCCTGGCTAAATGCGGCGCGCTCGTTCTGCAACACCATGTCCTCGATGGCCTGCGCGTAGAGCGGGGTCCAGAGACCCACGCGCTCGTCGTCGCGCAGATACGGAGCCGCCTGCAAGAGCGACCCGTACAGGTACACATCAGGGTGGCGCTCGAGAATCCAGTTCGAGGCGTTGGAGTCCGAGAGCTTGGCGAGCGTCGCCACATACGTCAGCTCTGCGGTGTAGCCCGTGTCCGGCGCGGGCAGCACTTCGATCTGGTTCCCCACCAGAGCGAAGTACTGCGGCTTGCCGGTCGTGCGGTAGACGTACTTCTTCGCGTCGAGCTCGTCCTCGCTCAAGAACACCAACGGCTGCACCGGCGCGGTCGAGGTGAGCACCAGCGACTTGGCCGACAGGAAGTCCGACGGCAGCGCCGAGAACGGCGTGTCGATGGTCGCCGTCGAGCGCTTGACCATCTTCTGCGTCGGCAGACGGCGCTCGAGCTGCGCCTCGGCGAGCGAGATGAAGTCCGGGATCGTCGCCGTGAGGTCGTCCCGGTTCAGCCAGTCGGCGATGCTCGACTTAAGCGCGCTGTATGAGTTGAGGGCCATCCACCTGTTCCTTCATCGCCCAAGCACCCTCGTGCGAGTACTCGAACGTCCCAATATGCTTCACCTGGTGCGAGAGGTCGTGGTCCACGAGCACCTCATAACCCGCCTCGCGCGCCTTCTTGCAGAAGAACACGTCCTCGCCGATGTAGTGCTGCCCTATCGTCGAGTAGGGGATGGCGAACCACGGCGCCTCCAGCTTCTCGAACACTTCGCGCTTCACCATCATCACGCCCATGCCGATGTAGTCCACCGGCTGGAGACCCTCGGAGTCCGGCGCGGTATACACGCGCCCGATCTTGCCATCGTCGTCCATCATCGCCACCGGCTTTACCGGCATCCGACGGGTCGCATAGTTGGCGGCCACGATGGGCTTGTCGCGCAGGATGAGGTGCCCGATGGTCTCCTTCGGGAACCGCATGTCGGAGTCAAGCCAGAGGAGATAGTCCGCCTTCTCCTCCAGAGCCTGCCGCGCAAGCTCCATCCGTTGAGAGGCGATCAGAGTCCCGTGTGACGTGTAGAGCATCACGCGGTCGTCCGTTGTCGCGGTGTGGAATGACATCGCGCGCGCCATGTCATACGCGAACGAGGTCATCACCGTGTCCCGTGCCGGGACCAGAATCGCAACCGAGCGGCTCATACGCGCCCCGGTCGTGTCCGAAAGAACCTGTTGTCGGGGTCGTTGAGCCAGCGCTTCATCGCCGCCGGGTCGTTTACGATCCCCTCCTTTTTCAGCCGGTAGAACAACGGCATCGGTATCGACGCCACCTTGCTCCACTCGCCCCACCGAGACCTCTCGTCGGTCGCGGCATACTGAGCCTTGTTCTGCTCCACCAGGTCGCCGACCTCGAAAACCGTCTCGATGGTCGCCTCGTCACGGTCGGCGTCGTAGTGCCACCACTTCGTGGTGCCTGTCGTCGGGTCGAAGTCGAATAACCGCTTGCCCGTCGATTGCATCTGTCACCTCAACTCAAGGGGCGCCGGCACAATCACCGGCGCCCCCGAGTTTACATCACCACCATCAGGTCGTGGTGAGGTCAGCGGCGAGACCGTGCGCGGCCTCGGTGTTGACCTTGAGACCCCACTCCACCACCAGCATCCGCTTCTCGGCGTCGCCCGTCTTGGCGAGCTCGACCGTGCTGAACGGACGCAGGAAGGCGATGCCGGCGTACTCGGGGTCGAGCACGAAGGCGTCACGCTCACGCTGGAACCGGTTCGGGACGACGTTCACGTTGCCGAAGTCGGACACGTAGACGTCGGCCGCGCCGATGATGGTCGCCTGGCGGTTCCCGGTCACCTCGCGGCGGATCTCCGCGATGCCCGCGAAGCCCGACACGCGCTGCTTGTTGACCGGACCCACCATCAGCACCTTCGGGGTGCCGCCGGCGGCCCACACCTTCTGGATGACGCTCTTGAGGATCGTCTCCGTGAAGGTGCGCAGGTTGGCGTTGGTCGCGTCCGTGCGGGTCGCGTTGGGCGACGTGGTGTAGGTCGGGTCAGCGCCGCCGGTGCCCTTGTCGGTGTTCGTCTTGATGAACGCCAACAGCGAGCCCGTCTTGCGCAGCGCCGTGCTCACGCCAGCCGAGCCGCCGTCGGCGGCCTGGTTGGTGAGGCAGGTGCTCTCCATGTCACGCTTGAGCTCGGCCGAGCGCTTGGCGAGCTGGTAGGCCAGCTCCGAGCGACGGCCGGCCTTGTCCACCGACTCGAGCGTGCCCGAGAGGATGAGCGTCTTGCGGCTGACCTGGGTGTAGTTGCCGATGCGGGTCGTCGCGGCGGTCGAGTCGTAGGACGACACGTCGTCGCCTTCGATCTGCGCGTTGGTCGTGCTCGCGGCGGCGAGCGAGTCGGTCTGCCACTCGAAGTACGTGTTCTTGACGTTCTCGCGGCCGACGTTCGACATGAACGGCGTCTCTTCCGGCGAGATGTTGTAGATCACGTTCGAGAGGGACTCTCGGATGCCCTTCGCACCAAAGGTGTCGAAGGTGTTTGCGGTCTGGGTCATGGTCCTTTACTCCAGGAATTGTTCAAACACGGCAGCCGCATCTTTGTGGCTGCCACTATTTGCGAGTCTCGAAAGAGCGTTCTTGGATGCGACGACCCTAGCTGAATTCGGCGTGGACGCGGCGCCGCCCCTCATGGGCTTCGCCTTCTGGATGATCTTCGGACGCATCTGATCGCGCTTGCTCATCAGCTCGTCGAACATCATCGCCTTGCGCAGCGCGACAACGGCCCGAGCGTCGTAGATGTCCGAGATCTCCTCGACGCTGAAGCCGAGTTTCCCGGTGGCATATTCGACGATCTTCGCCTTCTCGGCGCGCGCCTTGTCAGCGTCGCGCCAATCAGGCAGAGCCTCGAGGAGCTTGCTGCGCTCGGCCTCGAGAGTCTTCTCGGCCTCCGCGCGCTCCTCCGCCTGCTGCTGCTCCACCAGAGCCTGCTTCTGGGTCTGAACCCATGCCGCCTGCTCCTGCCTGGACCGGACCAGCTCGCGCTGTCTCACCCATTCGACCGGGTTCTCTTGGTAGAGACGGTCCCAGTCGATCTCGGGCGGTTGCAGCGACTTGAGCGTGCCCTCCAGGGCCGCCAACGTCTGCGCATATTTCTGCCGCTCTTCCCGCGCCGCCGCCGCCTCCGCCGCTGCCTGTTTCCGGGCCTCGGCGATTGCCTGCGTCTTACGCGTATAGTCCGCGGTGCGGGAGTAGCCCTTCAGCAGCTCGTCCAGCGGAACCTCGACCTCTTCCCCGTCAACTTTGACGCGGAAAGTCTGGCCCGGCTGGGGCGCCTCTTCGGCCTCCTCCTCGCCTTCGGTCTGCTCACCCTCATCGGCGGACTCGCTTGCCGCCAAATCGGGCTCCTGTGCGTCTACGCCTTCCGCTTCGGGCTGCTCGTTTTCGCCGTCTTCGGCGGCGAGCATCTGCTCGAATGCGTCCTGCGTGGACTGCGCCTTTTCCGGGGGTGTACCCGTGCCGGTAGTGCTCATGTGTCCATATTCACTTGCGGCCAGACAGTTTGTCTATGTCGCGCGCGGCGATGATGCCGTTATCCACGACCACCCGCAGGTGGCGCTGGATCTCGCCCAAGATGCCGACCGCGAGCCAGAGCCGCTCGCGCTCCTCCTGATCAGCGGGCTTGCTCTGCCGCCACGCCTCGAGGTACTTGCGCTCCAGCGTCGCAAAGGCCTCGACGAGAATCGGGTTCTCGATCAGCTCCTTCGCCTGCAATCCCTTGCCGGCGTCTATGTACGGGTTGCGCTCCGTCAAGCAAGGAGCCCGGTCTTCGGGCGCTTCTTGCGCAGGAGCTTGCCGCCCTTGTCGGCCTTGTTGAACTCCTTGGCGACCTTCATCGGCACGCCGACCTTCTTGGCGAAGGCGGGATCATGCGCAGCGGCGGCCATGAGGCGGGCCTGCGCGGCGGACTTGCTAGGCATAAATCACTCCGTTGGATAATAGCCAAACTCAAGCAAAGAGTCCGGCCAAGTCGTTACATCTCTGGCTTTTACTTTTTGCTTAAGGACTTTTTTGCCGTAGTCTTTAGCCACGCTTTCGTCCAGCGTAACCCAATCGCCGGGGTTAATTTGATTGCCCGCTCCTTCAGGGACGCCGCGATATATGGTTACTTCGGCATCAGGGTTGTTGCGGACTTTGGAAAGCAGTTTTGGGATTGCAGATTCTCTTGGGTCGCCGCTTCCAAAATATTGCAAAGCGTTTTTCCCAAATATATCTTCACCAAATGCTTTTCCCGCATCATGCAGCCGCGCCGCTCCACTAGCTTCGGTCATGGGTCTATGCGAAATGCCGTAAGCCTTTACAACATCATCGGACTTACCTACTGCCTTTGATACGCCGCCCACCACAGGCACCGCCGCAAGCGTAGCCAACCCCATGCCAAGCTTGTCTCCCATGCGGCGCGCCCTTTCAAAATCGCGCAGCGCCATCGCCTGCCCGACGCCGGGCAGCGAGCCGATGCCCATCTCAAGCGCCGTATCGCTCTCGGCCTGCGGGTCGAGAGACAGCAACCCGCGCGCCTGGCGCTGCACCGACGGCAGCGCCTGCGTCGCCTCTTGGATGCGCTCTGACTCCGGGTCGAGCAGGCCGCGCGCGGCGAACTGGTCGCGCAAAATCTCCCACCATGCCCTGCGTTCAGCCACCCTTCATCCTCCGATACCGCTCCAACAGCCGCCGCCCCTTGGCGACGGCGCTCGCCTTGTCTCCACGGTGGCCCCACGCCTCGAGGCTCAGCTTGAGGCGCGTCTTGTCGCCCTGCTCGTCGGTCAAGAGACCGGGCATGGAACCCATTCGCGTCAAAAATGAACCCTTGCGGCGCATCTCCTCCGGCGAGTCCGGCGCACCCTTGACCGGCGCCTTCAGCGTGCCGCCCGTCTCGCGCTTGTACGACGCGCGCCCGGCAGCGTTTAGCCCGCCGCGCGGGTTCTTGCCGGCGGAGCGCTGCCAGGCGGGGGTCTTCACTTGCGCTTCTTGGCCGTCTTCGCCGAGGCCTTGAAGGCCGCAGCGGTCGGCGCGCCCTTGGCGCCAGGCTTGCGCATCTTCTCGCCGCTGCCGGCGGCGATCCGCGCGCGCTTGGCGTTGATGTTCGCGTAGAGTCCGGTCTTCATCGGTACATGCCTCCTCGGCTCAAGAATCGGTCGTCGAAGAATGACGGCGCAGCCGGAGCATACACCGGCTCGATTGCAGGCGGAACGAACGGGGCGGGCTCGATGTAGGCCGGCGCGGGCGGAATGTACGGAGCGGGCTCGACATACGTCGGCGCCGGCGGAGTGTATGGAGCGGGCTCCACATAGGCCGGCGCCGGCGGAACATACGGAGCGGGCTCCACATAGGACGGAGCAGGCGGAACGAACGGGGCCGGCGCGTACACCGGAGCCGACTGCACCGGCGTGTCCTGCACCGGCACCGGCATGATGGTCTCGACGCCCTGCACGGCCGGCGCCACAGGCGCCTCCATTTTGGCCGGCAGGGCTGAATCAAAAGGGAGCGAGAATCCCCCCATGTACGGCTGCGGCGTGAACTGTGGCGGCGGCTGCGGCATCACCGCAGGGCGCATCACCGGCTCAGGCTGCGGCATCACCGCAGAACGCGCCGGCTCGGTGAGCTGCATCGCAAGCTGATCCTGCGGCCCGCTGTACTGCATCGGGCTGAACTCACTCGCAAAGAGCTGCGAGAGCCGCGGCGGCGGCGCGCCGATGGTGGCCGGCTGCATCAGCCTGTCCGGCAGCCTGGCGCGCATGTCGGTGAATCCTTGGTTCTGGTAAAGCCCCGGTGAGCCGCCGGCGTACATCCTGTCATCCTGCACCGGCATCGGCTGCGGGCGCATCCGGCCGCCGCGGCCACGGCGACCCATGCCGCCACCGCCGCCAAAGCCGAAGCCGCCGCCATATCCGCCACCAAAGAACGAGGTCGCCGCGAACGGGTTGAAGGCGGGGCCGCCGTAGTACTGCTGTGAAAAGTACTGCGAGAAGAGGTCGTTCACCGTCGGCTGCGGAGGCGGCAGCAGCGGCGAGCCGCCGTAGCCCATGTCGTACCCGCCGCCGCCCATGCCGTAGCCGCCGAAGGTCGTGCCGAAGCCGCCCATGCCGCCGCCCATCGGGCCGCCGCCCGTGGCACCCGGACCACGGTACATCATGTCGCCGTACATCATGCCGCCGCCCTGCGGGAAGCCGCCCATGCCGCCGCCATAGCCGCCCGAGAACGGGCTGAACGGCTGCGGCTGCTGATAGCCGCCGAATCCACCGAAGCCCATCGGCGAGGCCTGTTGTCTCTGCCCCATGAATGCGTTGCTCATGTCACACGGCCTCCGCGCCGCTGATGTAAATGGTCACCTGCGCGCTTGCGCTGCCCTTCACCTGGATGGTGTCGCCGGCGTTCAAGATCTGCAGCCCGGTCCAGCGGACGTAATCCTTCGCCGAGATGCTTTTCTCCGAAATGATGTCGTACTCGGCGCCGGCAGTTTGCCCGGACGGCACGATGGACACCCATGCCGAGCTCGCGTTGTTGTGCGTGTTGCACAGGTTGATGTCCTTGATGTACGCGCGCTTGTCAGCCGGGCAGGTGTAGACCGTCGCGTAACTGGTCGTCAGTTGCGCGCGCCCGAGACGCAGCCCCACGATGTCCTGGAAGTTTGCCATTAGTTCGCCGAGATCCAGTACAAAACGTTGAGGCTATGCACCGCCGGCAAGAGCTCGCGGTTCACGTTGTCGAGCTGCGTGAAGTACAGCCGGTTCTGGTTCTGGAACTGATTCACGTACTGCGGCGAGTAACCCTGCGGCGCAGGGTTGGGATTCGGCGCAGAGAACGGGTTGACCTCCTTCACGCGGCACCCATCGGCGGCAGCGGCGCCGGCGGCACGATCTCGGGGATGACCGGGCGCTGCACGCTCGGGCTCGCCGTGCGCGGAATCGCCATCATCGCCTTGATGCCCTCGACGTCCACCGCCGTCCCGCTCTTGAGCTGGATCTCGTAGGCGCGCAGCATCA